CGCCGCGATCCTCGACTACCCCGGCCACGTCGTCGCCTCGATGCGCTCCTACACCGAGTGGGTGCTGAACGGAGGCAAGCCGGAGCGGGTCGGCATGCGGCCCGAGCAGCGCAAGGGCATCGAGTACGAGTTCGACCTCGCCGTCGCGATGGACATCGACAACCGGCTCGAGGTCCTCAAGTCCCGCTGCCCCGGCTTGAACCGCAAGGTCATCGACCGGCCTGTCGGCGCCCGCGACATCGCTGCCCCGCTCCTCGCCTGGCTCGCCGCCGAACCCGAGGCCACCGAGTAGCAGCCCGCACGACTCGGGCCGCCCCGCGGGAATCGGGGCGGCCCACCCCTCCAGTACACCAGCCCCGAAGGGACACCCGCCATGACCCCGGACGAAGCCCGCGAGCAGGCCAACGCCACCCTCGCCATCCTCTACGCCAACGTCACCGACTGGGACACGGCGCTCCTCGACCAGGCACTCCTCGCCATCGCCTCCGACGACCAGCCGTTCGGTATGAACGACATCCGCACCGTCCTCCCTCAAGACGCCTGCAAGAAGGCCGGCCCCTACTTCCACTCCCTCGTCAACCTCGAACACCCCGAAGTCCTGACGCAGGTCGGCGAAGTCCGGTCCATCAACCCGAAGGCCCACGGCAAGAAGGTCGGCGTCTACGTCCTCACCGCTGCGGGCCGGAAGTTCATACAGGACCGGCAGGCCGCACGGCTCGAGCAGCGGAGGGCCGCCGCATGAGCGAGAACCCGTACCGCATCCTCGTCACCGGCAGCCGCGACTGGCAGGACACCGACGTCGTCCGCGGCGTTCTCGCCTCCGCCGTCTACCAGAACGTGCCCGCTGTCATCGTCCACGGCGCCTGCCCCAGCGGGCCCGACGCCATCGCCTCCTGGTGGATCCGCCAGCACCGCATCATCGGGCTCACCGAGGAGACGCACCGAGCCGAATGGCGGCCGGCCGGACAGCTCGACCGCTCCGCCGGCTTCCGCCGCAACGCACACATGGTCGGCCTCGGCGCGGACATCTGCCTCGCCTTCATCCGGCGCTGCACCAAGGCGAGCTGCAGCCGGCCCCAGCCGCACGGCAGCCACGGCACCACTCACTGCGCCGACCTCGCTGAGAAGGCTGGCATCCCCGTCAGGCGGTGGACCGTATGACCGCCTTCGCCATCCTCGCCGCCGTCGCGTACCTGGCCCTCCTCGTCCTGTTCTTCCGTGCCGTCGGCCGCCGCCTCCCCGGCGGCCAGCCCAAGCCCCGCCGCACACCGGCCGACGTCGCCCAATCCGTCGAAGAGTTCCGCGCACGCCGCCTCGCCGAGCGCTACCCCGACCTCGACCACCAGCTCGACGCCTACGCCGACCGCATCCGCAGCCTCTACGCCAGCGAAGGAGACCGACCGTGAACCGCCCCATCCCCGACCACGGCACCGCCTCCCGATACCGCGGCGACCCGCGCAACAACCGATGGGCACCATGCCGCTGCACCGACTGCCTCGCCGCCTGCCGCCGCCGACGCAAGACCCTCGAACTGCGCACCGCCCGAAGCGGCCTCGGCCGCCACCCCGTACAACCCGTCGCCAACCACATCAACATGCTCATCCAGGCCGGATGGACCCTCGGCGACATCAGCGACGCGGCAAACGTCGACCGGCGCGGCCTCTACAGGATGCGCAACGGCCTGCAGCAAGGCGTCAACCACGACACGGCAGCAAGGATCTTCGCCCTTCAAGGGGCCGGCAACCCGCACCTCGTCGACGCCACCGGAAGCACCCGCCGCCTCCAAGCACTCTGCTCCGTCGGATGGCCCCTCATGCAGCTGGCCACCAAGACAGGCATCTCGTCCACGGCGCTCGAAGACATCGCAAGCGGGGCGCGAATCCAAGTCACCCACGAATCCCGCGAAGCCATTCGCAGCCTGTACCGGCAGCTCGCCTTCAAGCCGGGCCCCTCGGGATGGGTACGTGCCCACGCGGCCAAGAAGGGCTGGCACGGGCCGCTCGCCTGGGACGACATCGACGACCCGCAATGCCAGCCCGAAGTCGACGACAAGCCGGCGAAGGCAACCCGCGGCAAGGGCGAGAGCCCCGACCCGATGCGCGTCATGCGGCTCACCGACCAGGGCCTGACCTCCGAGCAGATCGCCCGGCACCTCGGCGTCCACAAACGCACCGTCGTCCGCACCCGAACCCGCTACCGCCAACAGCTCGGCACCGCCGCCTGAGCGCACGACAAAGGCCCCGCACAGCGAGGCCAGGAGGGAGGGGACGTGTCAGGACTCGACGTCAGCGCGCTGCCGGCGCTTGTGCGCGGCGATCTCGCGCTTGATGTAGACGCGCAGGTCAGCGGCGCGCGACAGGCCCTTGGCCTCGCACACCGCGCCGTATTCGGCCCACGTCTCGTCGTCCACGCGGATCACGCGGCCGGGCGTCCCCTTCGTCGTCATGTCGACAGCGTAGCTGACCGTGCAGTGACTGGGCACCCCACCTCCCCGAAAGAGGTAGTCGGTGCCCGTGCATCCGAGGGGCACCAAGAGGTACAGTCGAAGCGTGCCGAGAGATCGGCCGACCGCTCGAACTGGCCGCCATAACGGCCCGGTTCCGCGCGCCCCGATCTCCCATCCACACCCCGCAGAAGGAAGCCCAATGACCGAGAAGGACAAGCGCACCTACGTCAAGGTGCACGACGGTCTGCCGGACCACCCGAAGATCATCGAAGCGGGCGGCGAAGCCGGCTGGCTGTACATCTGCGGTCTCGCCTACGCCTCCCGGCAGCTCACCGACGGCGTCATCCCGCGTCGACTGGTGCCCCGCCTGACCGACGGAAGCAAACCCGAAGCAAGTGCTTCGGCCTTGGTACGCGTCGGCTTGTGGCACGAAGGCGAACACGACTGCCCCAACTGCCCCGAAGCAGGCGCCGACACCTACGTCATTCACGACTACCTCGAGCACCAGCGTTCCGCTTCCGAGGTGGCAGACCTCCGCGCCAAGCGAGCAGCAGCAGGTCAGCGCGGCGGCAAGCGATCCGGCGAGTCCCGCCGTGCCGCCTCCGGAGCCGAAGCAAACCGCGAAGCAAGTGCTTCAGCAAAAGCGAAGCAAGCGCGAAGCAAAACCGAAGCAGAGACAGAGACAGAGACAGAAGAAGAACAAAAGACTTCTCGAACTCCTGCGGAGCCCGAGGACGCCCCCGCCCGACACGACGTCGAACGCGTCTGCAAGCACCTCGCCTCGGTGATCGAGAAGGGCGGCGACAAGCGGCCCCGCATCACCGCCAAGTGGCGCACCGACATGCGACGCCTCATCGACATCGACGACGTCACCCCGGACCAGGCCATCGCCGCCATCGACTGGGCCCACGCCAGCGACTTCTGGAACGCCCACATCCTCAGCCCGGCCAAGCTCCGCGAGAAGTTCCCCACCCTCCGCCGCCAGGCCGCAGCCGGCCAGCGCAAGCAGCAGCCCGCCGGCCCCCAGACAGCACCCCGCCACATGACCGAAGAGGAGAAGCGAAGTGCACTCGAGTTCGGATGAACCGACCGGCATGCGCTCCTGGATCACCGAGCGCCGCACCGAGGCCGTCGCCTCGTTCGCCGCGAAGATCCCCGCCATCTACCAGCAGCAGATCGAACTGGACCGCCAGGCCGTCGACTGGGCGACCGGCTGGTCCGACTGCCGCAGCCTGTTCCTCGCCGGCCCGATCGGCGTCGGCAAGACCCACACCGCGTGGCAGGCGGCCGCCATGTGGGTGCACGCGTTCTTCGGCGGCGAGTACCGGGGCACGCCGGTCGTGGAGGTGTGGCGGTCGACGTCGCTGTTCGACGCGCTGCGCCCCGACGCCCACGAGACGTCGGGCCGGGCGATCATCCGGGCCCTGCAGCGGGCGGATCTGCTGTTCATCGACGACCTGGCTGCGGCCCGTTCGTCGGCGTGGACGCAGGAGCGACTGTTCGAGATCTTCGACGACCGGTATGTGAACCGGCGGCCGGTGCTGGTCACGTGCGATGTGCTGCCGCCCGAGCTGAGCCCGGTCGTCGGTGACCGGGTGACGTCCCGTCTGGCGGAGATGTGCCGCGGCGGGGTGGCGCTCCTCGAAGGCGCCGACCGGCGCAAGGGCGGAGTCGCCGCATGAGCGCCGACATCTGGGACGCCCCCACCGACGACCAGCCCCTCATGCCCAGCCGGCCCGCCGACCTTGAAGCCGAACAGATCCTCGCCGCCACCGCCATGGCCCGACCGTCGATCGTCGACGACCTGCCCATGCGCGGCTTCGACCCCGCCGACTTCACCGACGACCGCTACCGCTGGGTCTGGTACGCCGTCGAACACCTCGCCACCGACTTCCGCGACGGCGAAATCCGGTACCTCGCCGTCGACCGGCAGCTCCAAGCCTGGCGGGCCGAAGGCCGCATCCCCGTCGTCCCGTTCACCGAGCACCAGCTCGCCGACCTGTACAACCACGCCCACCCCGGCAGCGAGGGCTGGTACGCCGACCGGATCACGAAGAAGGGCATCGCCGCCCGCATGGTCGCCCACGGCCACGCGTCCGTCGTCCGCGGCAACAGCGCCGCGTTCGATCCCGACAGCGACGTGGCCGCCGCACAAACCGAACTCGACGGCGTCGTCCGCGCCGCCTCCGAAGGCGAGACGACTCTCGTCGGCGACCTGCTCGCCGGCGTCCTCGAGCGGGCCATCACCCCGCCCACCAACGAGGACCGCATCCCGACCGGGTTCATCGACCTCGACAGCCTGCTGTGTGGAGGATGGGCACCCGGCCAGATGGTCGTCGTCGGCGCCCGGCCGGCCATGGGCAAGACGACGTTCGGCCTCGGCCTGGCCCGAGCCGCCGCCATCAAGAACGGCATCCCGACCCTGTTCGAGTCGCTGGAGATGAGCGAGGACGAACTCGGCAACAGCATCGTCGCCGCCGAAGGCCAGGTCGCGCTGCACCACATCAAGCAGGGCGCCGTCGGCGGCAGCACTACCGACACGCAGCGCATGGCCCGCGCCGCCGCCAAAATCAAGCCCGCGCCGCTGCACATCAACGACGAGTCCAACCTGTCGATCCCCGCCCTCCGGGCCAGGGTCCGCAACCTCGTCCGCACCGTCGGACTGCGCCTCGTCGTCGTCGACTACCTGCAACTGATGCAGGCGCCGCGCGCCGAGTCCCGGCAGGTCGCCGTCTCCGAGATGTCCCGACAGCTGAAACTCCTCGCCAAGGAGTTCCAGATCACCGTCGTCGTCCTCGCCCAGCTGAACCGCGGGCCCGAGCAGCGCACCGAGAAGAAGCCGATGGTCTCGGACCTGCGCGAGTCGGGCGCGATCGAACAGGACGCCGACATCGTCATCCTGCTCCACCGTGAGGACGCCTACGAGAAGGAATCCCCCCGCGCCGGCGAGGCGGACCTGATCGTCGGCAAGCACCGCGGCGGGCCGACCGCCACGCTCACGACGGCGTTTCAGGGGCATTTTGCACGTTTTGTAGACATGGCTGCGGGGTGAAGGTTGTGACCACCACACCCTGCATCGAGTGCGGCTCGCCCAAGTTCTACGCCCGCGGCCGGTGCCAGACCTGCTACGGCAGGTGGCGCAGGCAGCAGAGAAGAGCTGGCAGCTTCACTCTGCTCATCGTCCACGGCGCACCACTGACGAAGCTGACCGAGCGAACTGAGCCCGGCCCCTATGGCTGCGTTCTCTACACCGGCTGCATCACGGGCAACGGCTACGGCCAGATCAGCGTCAACGGAACCCAGAAGCTCGCCCACCGCGCCGTCTACGAATTGACGGTCGGCCCCATACCGGAGGGCATGGAGCTGGACCACACCTGCCACAACCGCGACGCCTCCTGCATGGGCGGCTCCACCTGCCTCCACCGGCGATGCATCAACGTCGACCACCTCGAGCCGGTAACGGGAGCAGAGAACACCCGTCGCGGCAAGAGCTGGGCGATCAACGGGACCAAGACCCATTGCTCGAACGGTCACCCCTACGACGAAGAGAACACCCACTGGTACGACGGCCGGCGCTACTGCCGTTCCTGTAACCGAATGCATGGTCGCCGGGCTCGGCAGAGGAGGGCGGCATGACCTGGGAGCCGTCCGACGAGGACATCACCGCCGCCCGCGACCAAGGCGACCTGAAGTCGCTCCTCCTGCTGGCCGCCGGCATCACGCCCAAGGTCCCCAAGCAGCGGCCCAAGGCCGAGCCGGAGAAGCCCTGCTACCACATCCGCCGCCCCGGGGCCTGGCCCTGCGGCACCGCCCCGTCCGGGCCGACACCCGAACCGTGCGCCGACTGCCAAGCCGGGAGAACCCCGTGACCGACAGCTGCCCGCGCTGCCTGGCCCCCGGCATACCGCCGGCGAAGGAACGGCGCCGCGGCGACCAGATCACCCACGGATACATCTGCCGCTGCGGCCACCGCTGGGCCACGACCCGCTCCGCCGTCGCCTACGCCGTTGCCGGCCGACCCCAGCGCCGCGCCGCATGACCGCCGCCCTCCCCGCCCCTGCTGCTGTTCCTGCCGCGTAACCACCCGCCACCACCACCGGAGGAAACCGATGACCTACATCGCGCCCGACTTCATGACCCACGCCGCCCCCGAAGCCATCGAGCGAGCCATCACCGAGGCCGAGGCCACCCGCGACCGCTACGACCGCAAGGCGTCCGCCCTCCGCGGCCTGCTCGCCACCCGCCACGACCAGATCGCCGCCGGAACCTGGCCGGCGAACGACGCGCCCACCCCCGCCGCCTGACCGGCACCCACCCACCGAAGGAGAAGAACCGATGACCCCGACCCGTATCCAGCGCAAGCGCACCAAGGGCTGGCGCAAGCCCGAAGGAGCCGTCTACGTCGGACGACCTACCCGCTTCGGCAACCCCTTTGAGATCGCCCCCGCCGCATTCCACCGCGGTGGCCCCCTCGACATGTGGGCCGTCGAGTTCGGGGGCCGCAGGCTCAGCCGCTGGGACGACAGGACCGCGGCCCGCGCCGACGCCACCGACCGCTACGCGCGGTGGATCCGGGAGCCCGAGCGGGCCGACACCCTGCGCCTGTTCCGTGCCCTGCTGGCGGGCCGGGACCTCAGCTGCTGGTGTCCGCCTGGCCAGCCCTGCCACGCCGACGTGCTCCTCCAGTTGGTGAACGAGCCCACCCCCGCCCTGTGAGCGTCGACGGGACGGCCGCGCTGGACCCGCGGCCGTCCCCGGCCCAAGCACACCACACCGAGGAGAACCCGATGAGCACACCCGCCGACGAACTCGCTGAGGCGCTGCGCCTCGTCGCCTCCCGCCAACTCGCTGCTGCGAGCGCCCTGCAGCGGTGGATGCGCATCCCGTTCGCCCGCGCCATGAACCTGCTCGACGAGCTGGAGCAGCAGGGCCACGTCGGTCCCGCTGACGGAAGCAAGTCCCGTGACGTGTACGTGCGGTACTGCGAGCAATGCGGCCGGATCGGCAAGCGGGGCTTCACGACGCTGCCCACCACAGAGCACACCGAGCCGATCACGACCTGCTCGGCGAAGGCGGCATGCCGCAAGCGCTGGCCCAAGCCGACCGTCGACGAGGGCTAGCCGTGACCGCAGCCCATCAGCCGCCGCTGTGGCCTGAGGGCTGGTGGGTGGAGCCGTGCGACACGGCCCCGCCCCCAGCCCCGGCCCGACGCCTGCCGCGGTGGATGAAGCCCACCGTCACCGTCCCCGTGTCGATCGACCAATACCCGGAAGGAGCCAGCCAGTGCCCGGACCCGAACTCAGCGACAGGCAGCGGACGATCCTCTGGCACCGCGCCCAAGGACTCAGCGGCCCGCAGATCGCCCGTACCGAACGCATAGCCGTCAGCACCGTCGACTGGCACGAGCGCGTCATCCGCCACGCCCTCGACGCACAGAACATCACCCACGCCGTGCACCTGGCCCACGTGGCCGGGCTGATCGGCACCTATCCGGACTGCGGCGACAGGAACGCCTACCTCCGGCACCTGCGCCGCCGGGAACCCACCTGCACCGCCTGCCGGGCCGCGAACGCCCGCCACGCCGTCGACCAGAGAGCCGGCCGACTGGCCCGACAGGAGGCGGCGTGACGCATCCCGGCCGATGCGTGCGACCGCAGCAGGCCCGAGGCGGCCCGTGAAGGGGTCTCTCGCAGCCTCGCAGCCTCCGGACGACCCGATCCCCGCGCGACCCCGAGAACGCCAGCGAGACGCCAAGCGCGCCGAGCCGCCAACGCCGCCCGAAAGGAACCGAAATGACCGAGACCGAGACCGCCCCCCTTCCCGACTTCCTCGACGTGTCCCGCTACCGGCACGACCACGGCCACCAAGCCTGGGCCTGGCGCTGCTGGGGCAACGGCGACTGCGACGGCTGGCTCAGCCTCGACCACTCCAGCCAAGGCGCGGCAGACCGCTCCGCCCGCAAGCACCTCGACGAGAACCACGCCCAAGTGACCGCCGCCCTGGAACCCCAGCCGTGACTGTCCGCCAGGTGCCGGGCCAGCTTCCCCTGTGGGAGCCCCCGGCACCCGCCCGGCCCACCCGCTGGCGGCTGCACTGGGGCGCCATGCCCGACCACGCCCGCCCCGCCACCAGGCCCGGCGGCACCCGGCTCCACGGCCGCCGCATACGAACCATCCGACCCCAAGCGAGGTACCTGTGACCAATCCGCCCGGCTCCCGTCGCGAGCAGCTTCCCGCCGAGGTGCTTGCTCTCCTCAGCCCCCGCAGCTACCTGTCCACGGCATGCGAAACCGCCCGCCGCATCGACGCCGCCACCATCCGACACCCCGACAACCCAGACCTTCCCGCCTGGGTCGAACAACTCCACGCCCGCTGCCGGCTCACTCACAAGTTCACCGGCACCGCCTGCTACTGCCGCTGCCACACCGCCCGCATCAACGAGGAGCAGCCGTGATCACGCCCATCCGACTCGTCTGCGGCTGCGGCTGGGACGCCGTCCACAACTGTGCCGTCAACTGGTACACCGACAGCGCGCTCGAACGCGGCTCCATCTGGCGCGAGAACACCACACAGGCCGAGCACCGGGTCCACGAAGTCGCCGCCGACTGGGTCATCTACGACGCAGTCGACAACCGGATCGTGCCCACCAAGGTCGCGGCAATGAGGCGCATGGACTTCCTCGGCCGCTTCACCTGCGCCCAGCCCGCCACCGCCTGACCGCACACCGCCCCGCCGCACGAAGGAGCCCGCCGTGACCGACACCGCGCCCGCCTGCTGCATCTGCCACACCGGCCTGTACGACGACGAGCTCGACCGCCAAGCGTGCCTGCCGTGCGTCCGCCGCACCGACGAGAACCTCCTCGCTCTCGCCGGGGCCCGCGGCCTGTACGCGCAGCTCGGCCAGCAGCTCACCCCCGGCTCGGGCAGCAGCGGGCCCGCGGTGTCCGGCTCCCGCACCGCCCCCATCCCCGTCCGCCTCGAGCCACTGAGCCTCCTGGCCAAGGGCGGGGTCGTCACCATCCTGCAGACCTGGGTCGACGACTGGGCCGACCACGGCCGCGCCCACCGCACCCGCGGCGGCACCCTCCAGCA